AACGGCATATGCTTGGTACTACAAGCAAATGCAAATTGTGCAGGCGCGTAGGAAAGTATACCAAGAATATGACGGTATGGATGAATCCAGTCCGGAAGTTTCTGCTGCGCTTGATGCATATGCGGATAACGCTACCAGCGGAGACCCGGGCATTGAGGACATCGTTAAAATACGGTGTGATAAGCCCAAAGTCACGGAACTGTTAATGAGAACAAAGAATCAATTAAAGCTCGATGCCCAATTGTGGTCAATAACACGGGAGCTTGCAAAATATGGTGAATGTTTTGAAGAACTCGTATTAAATATGGAATTAACTCCGGTTAGACTAAAGAATCTTCCCGGCTCCGATATGATTAGAAATGAAGACCCCTATGGACGACTTCCGGATGAAGGGGCATTTTCTCAGCTTGAACCGCAGACAGACCAAAAGGTTGTAGACTTCGCAAAATGGCAAATAATTCACTTCAGATTGATTAAAAGTAGACAAAATATTTATGGAGACTCGACACTTAAGTCTGCGCTCAAAATTTATAAGCAACTATGCATGATGGAAGATGCTATCGTTATTGCACGGTTAACAAGAGCCAACCTACGAATTGCCTACGCAGTAGACGTTGAAGGGCTTACGCCTTCTGAGGCGTACGAGCATATTCAGCAAGTTAGAAAAACCATGCGCAAACGTCGAACCATAAATCCTCGGACTGGAAAAATGGATTTAGAGTTTAACCCTCTGTCCATTGAGGAGGATATTTTTTATGGTGTACGCGCAGATAGCAAGGCAGACGTGAAAGTCTTGCAGGGAGACACTAACGTGTCTAACCTGCGGGACTTGGAGTATTTTCAAAATAAACTGATGTCTGCTCTGAAGGTTCCTAAGTCTTACCTTGGATTTGAGAGAGAAGTGGGAAGTCGGGCTACCCTAACAGAGCAGGATATTCGATTCGCCCGGACCATCCGTCGAATTCAGTATGCAGTCCAACTTGGATTGAGGCAACTATTTGATTTTGTCTTAGAACTGAATAACTATGACCCTACAGAAATTGACTACACCATAATGTTGCCTACGGCAAGCACCGTAGATGAACTCAGGATATGGCAAGCAACACAAATAAAAATGGAAGTCGCTTCTCGTTACCGGGAACTATTCGGCGCGTCGGATGAATGGATTTTGCGGTATTTGCTACAGGTACCAGATGAAGATATTAAGAAGTTATTGAAAACGCAAGAGCCTAAAACAAAGCCAAAAGATGGAGATGACTTTTACATAACAGCTCCCGGAGCTGCTACGGATGAACCTACAGATGCAGAGCGCATAGCTGCCATCGGGAATGCAGAAACAGAACAAGTAATCTCCGACCGCGACCTCGTAAAATTACGTGAACAACTCAAAAAAGATATTGAGGCATTACAAGACCTCATAAATTGGGAACTTGGAAAAGAGGAGCTTGTCGGAAATATTGATTAAGATTAAATAGGTTGTTATAGAATAATTTTGCTGGACAAAATATACAGTCCTATGGCAGAATATACATGTCAGCTACTCACTACAGAGGAAAGGAGGAAAATATGTGGACAAAACTAGGATACTCCTGCATGAAGTCCATACGCATCCCATAAGAATTGCGGAAGAAAAGCTCGAAGAGGGTAAGTCAAAGCCTGCCGGTGTGCTTTTATACATCGAGGGCGTAGCAGCTCAAGCGGGAATCGTAAATCGTAACAACCGGCTTTACCCTGTAGACGTATTCAAGAACGCCGTTGAAAACGCGCAGGAATCAGTTAGCGTGGGTAAGTTTCTTGGGGAAGTAGACCATGACTGGTGGGGCGGAACACTTGCTCGGGCTGCAATTAGATTCACTGACCTCTGGATGGAAGATGACCTTGTTAAATACAAGGGTGTTGTAATGGATACGGAATGGGGAAGAACGCTGAAGGACTTGCTAGTCGCTGGCGTTGGAATAGGCACTTCTACCAGAGGCTATGGCACTGTTGAGTACGCTGGGGATTCGGGTATCGGCATCGTTCAGAATGACTTTGAACTTGAAGGAATTGACGCAGTGCTAGAGGAGTCTAATCCAGCGGCAACTACTCCCGCATGGGAAGGTAAAGTAGGATTTACTCCCATTATGGAAGGGAATACACTGGTAGGATTCTCTTTAAATAAAGAGACCTATATGAAGATTACTGACACTTCGCAAAATATTAAGGAGGGATTGAGTAAGATGGAAATCACTACCGTAGAACAGCTTCGGACTGCTTATCCTGACCTTGTAAAGCAGGTTGAAGAGGCCGCAGTTGCTTCTGCAAAGGAAGGTATTGAAAAGGCATATCATGAAGCAGTTGAAACTAACCTTCGTGGCACCATTGAAACAGAACTAAAAACCAAGTATGACACGGAGCTTGAAACCAAGATTGCAGAAGCAAAAGAAACAACCACAAAGGAAATCATGGAGAGTGAGGCGGCACTTGCTCTCAATACGCTAAAAGAGGCGGTTATTGGTGCCGTTAAACCATTCATGGTGGATATCTCAATGGATGAAGAAACCAAGGCAAAGGTTACCACGCTGGAAACTAAGCTTGCAGATGCTGAAAAGGCCGTGACGGAGGCTACTGCTGCGAAGAACACAGCGGAGTCGGCAAAGACCGCTGCAGAAACTGCTGCTGCGGAAGCTAAGGCTGCACTTGAGGCTTACGTGAATAAGGAAAATGTAGCCCAGCATCTGGAGAGCAAGATTGCAAATTATGAACACGCGGTATTGCTTCGTCCCCGGCTTGCAGAGTGCAAGTCCATTGAGGAGATTGATGCTAAGTTTGAAGCGGAAAAAGCATTCATCGAATCCATAGTTTCTAAACTTGGAACCCCCGCAGGGCAGGGCCAAACCACTGCTCCTGATGCTAAAGACACCACCGTCCTCGATGAAGAACTACAGCGTCAGAGAAAACTGGCAGGGTTGAAGTAATTGTACAAAGGAGGAAAGATAAATGAGTGACCTACTTATTCCGTCGTTTCTGCAGGAGAATACAGCTCGGCAGGCTCGATGGGAACACCTAATCAGAGGAACTGCGCTAGAGGAAGACAGGTATAACCGCGCAGTTGTTGAGACCATCCTTGACAACACCAAGAGATGGCTTGATGAGGAAACCAGAACTCAGAACGTTGGTACGTTCACAACCTATGCTTTCCCGCTTATTCGGAGGATTTTCCCTAGCCTAATCGCCAATGAGCTGGTTAGCACTCAGCCTATTCCGCAACCTACCGGCATGATTTTTTATCTAGACTTCCGGTATGGAAATGATAAGGCTCCTACAGTCAGTGGTGACAGGAGAGACTTCCCCGGTGGGAGGCCCAATCCGTACTTTGCCTCCGGTATTGTGCGGGGTGAGCTTATCGGCACGGGAGACGGCAACACACAAGTGTTCACTCTGGCATATAACCCAATTTTTGCAGGTTCTCTTGTTGTTTATGTCAACTCCGCTATCGTTGCTAACTATGCCCTTACTACAAACAACGAACAGACGGCAGCTATTACCTTCGCTCAAGCCCCAGCACTTGGTGCCGCTATCACTGTTGACTATAACTTTGACACAGAAGCTATGGGTAAAGATGGCAGGCTCGTTGTACCAGAGATGGACCTAGCAGTCAGCTCAGATTCCGTGACGGCGGAAACTAAGAAACTCAAGGCAAAATGGTCGCTGGAGGCCCAGCAAGACCTTATGGCCTATCATGGCCTAGATGCGGAAGCAGAATTGGTCAATGTACTTGGTGATGAAGTTCGGAGAGAGATTGACAGACTTATTGTTAATGACCTGTTCAATGGCGCATCTGCTGGAAACGTTAACTGGAACTCCGTACGGCCTGCAGACTTCTCCGGTAGCCAGAAGGAGTACGATGAGACTCTGTGGCATGCAATTGTGGATGCTAACACACTAGTATTCAAGAGACGGCTCCGAGATACCACGTGGATTGTCGCCTCGCCGGATATCTGCGCAAGAATGGAAAAACTTAATGGCTTCAAACTGGAAACTTCACCTAATAGTTCCGACCAGTCGGTTCAGACCGGCCTGCAATTCATCGGCACCTACAGGCAACGCTATCGTGTCTACAAAGACCCAATGGCAGTTGCAAACAGGATGCTGCTAGGCTATAAGGGTAATTCGTTCTTCGAGACGGGATACGTTTATGCACCTTATGTGCCGCTCTATACAACTCCGACAATTATTGACCCTAACGACTTCACACCACGTCGGGGCGTTATGAGCCGGTATGCCCGTAAGCTCGTAACGGGAGATTACTACTCGACAGTCACTATCACTAATACACCGTAATGCTCGGGGGCGGAAACCCGCCCCCTTATCTAAGTTAGTAAATACAGAGGGGGATTCCGTATGGCTAAGCGGCTTTTCGTAAACTATTCAAAAGTACCTCAGGTTGTTTATGATGACCTGATGAACAAGTATGAAGTAGAGCCGGGAGGGACCATTGAGGCAGATGAAACGTTCCTAAACAAGTACGCTACTATATTCAAGCCTGTGAATTTGTCTCAGGCCGTCAAGCCGGGAAAGGAAGGCAAGCAGTCTAAGGAGGAGTAAAAGGTTATGCAAGAAACACAAGAACAACTTGTGGGGAAACTAAGGAAAATTCTTGGCAATCCGGGACTCTCTGAGCTTACGGATGAGCAGATTGAATTCGCTTTAGAAAATACGCTGGCTGAGTATTCAAGGCACAGACCAAGAAAAGCATACAGAGTACTGAATGTTGTGGCTGGCACTAGTCAGTACATACTTCCCGCAGATGTTCTTGCTGTTGAGGATGTTGCATTTGAACCTTTTGGAAGTGCTTCCGTAGGTAGTGACCCCGGGTTGCAAGCCGTAACAAACGCAGTTGATAAAACGCAAAGAATCATGTATGGCCCAGACTGGGAATACAACACCAGTGAGAACATTCTTACACTAACGCCAGAACCAAGTAAAACAAGTGTGGTTATCTACATTGCGCATATACTACATTCGCTGGAGTCTGTGTCAGAACGGGATAGGGCCATGTTCGTTGACTACGCCTGTGGAGAAGCAAAAGAAATCTGGGGTAATGCACGGAATAAGCGGTTAGTTAAAGTTCCTACTGCCACGGGAGATATGACCTTCGATAATGGAAAAGCTTTGCGCGAGGAAGGAGCCTTGCAAAAGGCAAGGGCATTCTCGTCACTAAAAGGGGGAAGCCCATTAATCTACGGGTAGGAGGGGTGACATGGACTATACTGCCTATATACAAGAGGCATTGGAAGAAACTTATCGCTATGTCACCCACCCCATTTGCATAAAACGGGTGGCGCAGGATACAGAATTTGATAAGCTTTATTTAGAGTCCATTAAGAAGAATTACGTCTTGGTAAACGGGGAACTACCTGTGTTACAGGCCCTAGTTCGCACAGAAGCAAGGCCGCAGATGCTAACAAGATTCGGCCTGCAGGAGGACTTCGCGCTCATCGTGCAAATAACTGCAGGTGAACAGACACGTAAAAAGTTTTGGCTGGATAGCGCGGATGTTATCAATTTTAATGAAAAAGATTTCATCATTCGAAGAATGTGGGATAGCGGAGTTCTTCCTACAGTGGAAGAACAGCAAATACACCTTCTGACCGTCGCGCTGTGTGTAACCGCGACAGCGAACTCCGTAAGGGGGGAGGCAGACAGATGGCAGAAGAT